TATTGATTCTGCTCAACCTAAGATATGGACTGAAAGGGAAATTGCTGCTATGTCAATAGATCAGTATGATAAATTTGAAGAAGAAATTAATCAAGCTGTGACAGAAGGCAGAGTAGTAAAAAGTTAAATTTTGTCTTTTTATTAATGGAGAAGTAACATGGCTTATAATCAATCAGATCAAACTTTTGAACAAAGTACAGATACCAATGGTAACTTTGCTAATTCAGTAAGTGGTCAAACTAATGCGTTTTTTCTACCTGCGGTTTATTCTAAAAAGGTTCTAAACTTTTTTAGGAAATCTTCAGTAGCAGAAGCTATTACAAATACTGACTATACTGGTGAGATTTCATCGTTTGGAGATAGTGTAAAAATTGTCAAAGAACCAGAAATCACAGTCTATCAGTACGAAAGAGGAGCAGACGTAACTCAAACTAAATTAACAGACCAAGAACTTACTTTGGTTGTTGATACTGCTAACGCTTTTAAATTCAAAGTCGATGACATTGAATCTAATATGTCACATGTAAACTGGCGTGAGACTGCTGCATCATCTGCTGCATACGCGCTAAAGGATGCATTTGATGAAGGTGTTATTGCAGTTATGTTTGCTGGCGTATCTGCCGCTAGCCCCAATCATATATTGGGTTCTGACAGTGCAACTGACCTTGCTGCTGGTACTTTTGACGGTACTGGTAACTTGGATATAGGTTTTGATTCTAGTGAACATGATCCTATTGATGTATTGTCTCGTATGTCTAGACTACTAGATGAGCAAAACGTACCAGAAGATGGACGTTGGTTCCTTGCTAGTCCAGAGTTCTATGAAGTTCTTGTACAAAGTTCTTCTAAACTCTTGTCAGTAGACTACAATGCTGGTCAAGGCTCCATCCGTAATGGATTGGTAAGCTCTGGTAAGCTACGTGGATTTGACATGTACAAGACCAATAACATTGCCTCAACGACTAACGCTGCTGGTAAAGTTCTAGCTGGTCACATGTCTTCTACAGCAACTGCTCAGACAATCACTAGCTCAGAAGTGCTACGTGATCCTGAAAGCTTTGGAGATATAGTACGAGGACTCCATGTATATGGGTCTAAGGTACTTCGTAGTGAAGCTCTAGTTTCTGCCTTCTACGGCATTGACTAGTACTTAGTTTAGGTTTGTGGGGTCTGTAAAGGCCCCCTTACCTTTTTATATTGGAGGAAAATGATGTCTCAGATTGGGTCGGATGATAATCCTATTGTGTTTAGACAAACTATTGTAAGCACAGATAGTCGTTTTCGTAAGAATTTTGATAAACAAAAATATGATTTTAATTATGATAGAATATTTAATAAAGGCTCTAAAGATAAGAAAACAATTAGAGAATATAACTCTGAACTAGAAGCTTGTAGAGCTAAAAGTAAAACATTTTCAATGGATCAGGAGTAAAATGAAAGGCGTAAAACATTATAAAAAAGATGGAACAGAACACAAAGGTGGTTCCCATAAAATGCCTAGTGGAGATTTACACTCTGGTAAAACTCATGGTAAATCAAGTGTTAAGTTATTTCATTTTAAAGATTTAAGTAAGAAAGCAAAAGTAAAAGCTAAAGGTAAATAATAATGGCAACATTCCTTAATCTAACAAATGAATTAATACGAGAAATAAATGAAGTAGAATTAACTTCTGCTACATTTGGTTCTGCTGTAGGTATACAACAGCATTCAAAAGATTCTATAAACAGAGCATATTTAGACATAGTTAATGAGGAACCTCAATGGCCTTTCTTAGCTACTGCTGAAAGTGGAGATACTGATCCTATGTATGGTAATGTCTATGTAGAAACTGTAGCTAATCAACGCTGGTATGAGATGAAAGAATCTAGTTCTGATATGACAGGAGACTATGGCTATATAGATTGGGATAATTTCCTATTAACAACAGTAGGCGTTAGTGGTGAGTCTGCTCCTTATACTATTAGAAATATTGGTTATGTAACTACAGAGGCTTGGAAAGATTTTTTTAGAATTAGTGAGAACATAGATGACTCTGATGCTGCTAATGGAGGAACCCCTGCTAGAGTTACAAGGAGTCCTGATGGTCGTAAGTTTGGATTAAGTCCTATACCTGACCAAGTATATCGTATTTGGTTTACTGCATTTGATTTACCCACTGAGTTATCTGCTCACGGGGATACCACAGTCTTTCCTAATGTTTATAATTCAGTACTACTTGCTAGGGCAAGATATTATTTACATCAATTTAAAGAAAATCCACAGGCTTCTGCGTTTGCTCTAGATGATTACAAACGTGGACTACGTTTAATGAAACTTAATTTAATGGAACCTACTCCTACTACTATGAAAGATGATCGTATGAGGTTTGTCTAATGTCACAACCTTATGGTATATCTTGTAAAGGTGGTCTTAATACTAATCTTAATCAATTAGAATTACTAGCACAGCCCGGATTTGCTGTTGCCCTTTCAAACTTTGAAGTTGACCCTGATGGTGGCTACAGACGTATTAATGGTTATGACCCCTTTGGAGGAGGATCTGCTGCAAGACCTAATAGCTCTAATGCTATAAAAGGATTACAAGTATATGGTGATGGTGTTATTACTTGTACAGGTACTAATGTATATTTTAGTCAAACAGGGACTAGTTGGTTACAGTTAAATAAAGCCAGTGTAGCTGGTGGAGGAGATGACCACACTGCATTTACTGGTAGATCAGCAGCAGCTAGGACATCACAAGGTCAAGTATCCTTTGCTGTCTTTGAAGGTAACACAGATTATGGTGAAGTTGTTATGACTGACTTAGGATCTGCTGCTAAACCCATGTACTTTAAGATGACAGGTACAGATGCTGCTTTGAGTAATAGAACTTATTTTGCAAAAGAAATAACAGTGAGTGGTACAGTATATCCTAAGTTTTGTACTATACACGATAAGCACTTAGTAGTGGCAGGGGCAGCTACAGCACCTAATACTATATATTATAGTGGAACAAATGACATAGATGACTTTACAACTAGTGGATCAGGTAGCATAGTACTAGATGACAAGGTAGTAGGTATTAGAAGTTTCCGTGATGACTTAATTATATTTTGTGTTAATTCAATTTATAAATTACAAAATATAAATAATGCATCTACTATTACTATAGTTCCTATTACAAAAAATGTAGGTTGTATGGATGGAGGATCTATTCAAGAGATTGCAGGTGACTTATTATTCCTAAGCCCTGATGGATTAAGAACTATTGCTGGTACAACAAGGATTGGTGACGTTGAGCTTGGTTCTGTTAGTAGACCTATACAGTCTATTATAGGAAATATAGCAAGAGGGATAGATGACTTTATTATAACTAGTGCGGTATTAAGAAGTAAATCTCAGTATCGTTTATTTTATTCTAAAGTTGATGCCGCTATTACTGGATCTAAAGGAGTCATAGGAACTATAACACCTAATGGATTTGAATGGTCAGAGACAGAAGGGATACAGGCGCATGGATTTACTTCAGGACTAGACATAGATGGTCTAGAGCAGACCTATCATGGTGACAAAGATGGATATGTTTATAACCATGATAATGGTAATTCGTTTAATCCAGCAGGAACAGAAACAAATATAAGTGCAAGGTACGAGACTCCGTTCTTAGATTTTGGAGATGCAGGAACTCGTAAAACAATTAATTATGCAAAGATTTCGTTTACTCCAGAAGGTGAATGTCAACCTACTTTAAGGATGAGATATAATTATGGTGACACTACAATACCACAACCACCAGATTATGTCTTAGATCAAATTCAAGAACCTGCTGAGTTTGGAAGTTCTAAATTTAACGCGGTTGCATTTGGAGCTTCTAACGATCCTTTAGTAAGACAAGCAGTACAAGGAAGTGGAGATACTTGCAATTTTAGAATTTACAGTATTGATACAAACGCACCCTACGCAATTAATGGTATATACGCAGACTATAGACCTTCAGGAAGGAGATAATAAATGGCTCAGAGCTACACTAGACAAAGTACGTTTGTAGATGGGGATACTATTACAGCATCGTTATTCAATGATGAATACAGTCAGCTTGTAAATGCTTTTTCTTATTCTTCTTCCAGTGCTACTTCAACAGGACACAGACACGATGGTACTGCTGCACATGGTGGTAACATTCATACTATTGGTGACTTAGACTTTCTTAATAAAATTGTAGCAGATAGTACTAACAATCGTTGGGGTGTATTTGTACAAGTTTCTAGTGCAGCAGTAGAACAAATAAGAATTCAAGATGGAGCTATTGTACCTGTAACAGATAATGATATTGACTTAGGTACAAGCTCACTAGAGTTTAAAGATCTTTTCATAGACGGTACAGCACACGTAGACACACTGGACGTAGATGTAAATGGTACAGTAGCAGGAACCTTTGGAGTTACTGGAGCTACGACACTCTCTAGCACTCTAGCAGTCACAGGAGCCGTTACAGGCTCTAGTACGATTCAGGGTACAACTATCACAGCTACTACTGCTTTCGTCCCTGACGCTTCAGATGGGGCTGCTCTAGGTACATCTTCATTAGAGTTTAGTGATCTATTCCTAGCAGATGGAGCCGTTATAAACTTTGGAGATGATCAAGATGTATCTCTTACGCACGTTGCAGATACTGGACTATTATTATCCAGCACAGATCAGTTACAGTTTGGAGACTCAGGCACTTACATACATCAAAGCGCAGATGGAGTCCTAGACCTAGTATCAGATACTGAGATTGAACTTACTGCTACTACTATAGATATTAATGGTGCTGTTGCAATGGATGGTGCTATAACTGGTGGTACTAATATTACTATATCTGGAGAACTAGACGCAGCTACACTTGACATATCAGGTGACGCAGACATAGATGGAACTCTTGAAGCTGATGCAATCACTATTGCTGGTGTAACACTAGCAGAGACTATTGCAGATACTGTAGGTGCTATGGTTACAAGTAACACTGAATCAGGTGTTACAGTTGCTTACCAAGATGCAGATAACACAATAGACTTTACAGTTGGTACACTTAACCAAGATACTACAGGTACTGCGGCTTTAGCAACTAGTGTAACAGTTACTGCAAATAATAGTACAGACGAAACTGTATACCCTATCTTTGTTGATGGAGCTACAGGTACGCAAGGTGCAGAAAGCGATACAGGTTTAACATACAATCCTAGCACAGGAATGCTAACAAGTACTGGTGTTACTTCAACATTTACAGGTAATATAACTGGTAATGTAACAGGAAATACATCAGGTACAGCAGCTACAGTAACAACCGCAGCACAATCAAATATTACAAGTCTTGGAACTCTTACAACACTTACAGTTGATAATGTTATAATCAATGGTTCTACTATTGGACACACAGGAGATACAGATTTAATAACAGTAGCTTCAGGAATAGCTACAGTAGCAGGTGAAGTTTCAATGACTACACTTGACATAGGCGGTACAAATGTTACAAGTACAGCAGCAGAACTAAATATACTTGATGGTGTAACTAGTACAGCAGCAGAGATTAATGCCTTAGATGGAATCACAGCAGTCGTAGGAGAGCTAAACGCACTAGACATTGGTAGTACAGCGGTAGGAACAGCAGTAGCCTCTAAAGCTGTTATATTAGATTCTAATAAAGATTATACAGGTTTAAGAAACTTAACTATTACAGGTGAGTTAGACGCAGCTACTTTAGATATAAGTGGTAATGTAGACATTGATGGTGTTTTAGAAACAGACAACTTAACAGTTGGTGGAGCACAAGGTACTGATGGACAGGTACTTACTTCTACTGGAAGCGGAGTAGGTTGGGAAGATGCAGGAAGCGGTGCAACCTTTAAGACTTTTGGTACAAGCTCCATAATGATTGGAGACAATGCTACAGGAACTATTGATGCTGCTAATTATAATACTGGT